TCGTCCTGCCGAACGGGTCCTCGACGCCCTCGATCGTGACGACGTGGGGGACCGAGTCCGTGTTCCGGCAGATGATCAGCTCCTGGCCCCGGCCTCCCCTCATCTGGATCTCGTCCTTGTTCACCGGGTCGCTCGCGTTCATGGAGAAGGCGGCGGAGTCGGTGACCGAGTAGTCGTTCCGAGATCCGAGAGGCGTGACGACCGCGTGGTTCTTCCTTGCCATTACGGGCTGAGCCCCTTCCTCACTGAATAATTACAGACGATCTGAGCTCGATGGTTGTCGTCCCGGTCCAGACTAAAGGGACTTTGCTGGGCGACGATCCGCGGATAGAAGGTGCCGCTCAGCGTGACGTTGACCTGCTTGTTCAGGAAGATGAAGACGTTCTCCGCGTTGAGCCTGGCGGTGTCGTATCTCGGCGCCCGGTTGTAGATCTGGAAGCTCGGCTGCTCGATGTTGAAGCCGACGACGTCGTGGGCGAACAGCGGCGGGAGCCCGGAAGTCTCGACCACCGTGGTCACCTCGTCCGGAGCCTCCTGAGGTGTGTCCCCGAGGAAGAGGTCGGTCGCCTGGGTCCCGAGACCGTTGTCTTCAAGAAGCTGTCCTATTTCGTCTAACATCCCCATAGATCACCGGAACCTCGGCTCGGCTCGCCCGATAAGATCCGCGAGCCGCCTGTCCATGTTTCGCTGAGCCTCATTGAATGGCTGCTCCAGGTACTTCCATTGACCCACTTTCGACCACGTCTTGTACTTCTTCCCCTTCGGGCTCACGCCCCCGGTCCTTCCGGATCTCGGGTTCTCGTGGACGACGATCGCATATCCGACGCTGATCTTGTTCGAGGTGCTCCCGATGTTTCCCTTCCCTGCCGGCCCGCCGAAGCCTGCCTCGACCGTCACCTTCGCGCCGCTGATCTTCGGGAGCTCCACGAACCCCGAGTTCCTCAGATGGCCGAGATCGACCGGGACGAAGTCCTGCTTCGCCTTCCCGATGACCTCCTCGGCGACCTGGAAGAGGGCGCTGGCGAGCGTCTTCGGCCCCTTCCTGCCGAGCCGACTGAGGGCGGCGTCGGTCTGCCGGAGGCCCGTGATCCTAATCTGTCCGAACCGTGCCATTTACTTGAAGAAGATGACCTCGTGATGAGGCCCGTTTTCGTCGTTCACTCTCCTGACTGACAGGATCTCAGGCGTCTCCCCGTTCGGGAGGGTGACCATGTCTTCCGGCTGGACGCTTGTCAGCTCCGCGAGGTAGATCCGCCCCCGGGCGACCTGCTCCTCGCCGGAGGGGATCGTGATCCGCTCCTCCCGATACTGGAGCCGGCCCTTGACCGTGGAAGGCGCCCCGAAGGACCGCTCCCCATACTTGTCGTGACTCACGAAGCTCGCGATGTCGATGTCCGTGGGCATACAGTCAGCCCAGTCGCTGATCGGCATCTATTTGGCCTCCTCGAAGTCCTCACGGGTATCCCTGAGGCGGTCGATGTCGTGGATCTCCCGGGTGATGAACGGCGGGACGTTGTCCACGTTCTCCCGGTGTGTCCGCTTCTCATCCCGATCCTGAGCTGGGACCTTCGGGATCTCGTACTTGACCCGGCCCTTCGCCCTGAGGTCATTGATCCGCTTCCTGGTCTCGTCCAGCTTGAAGGCGAGGGAGAGGTCCCCGACCTTCTTCGAGCTCAGGGAGCCCGAGCTGTTATTGATCGCGTTGTCCAGGAGGCAGGCCGCCGCCGTGTAGATGTTCGCCTCCTCGGTCAGGGTCCAGGCGATCTCCTCGTCCTCGAAGATGTTGTTCGAGCAGTCCGTATCCTGGAGGAGGAACCGGACGGCGTCCAGGTCGCTGTCGGCTGGGTTTCCGCTATATGTGCAAGTCATTGAGTCGGCTCCTTTGCTCCCGCCTCGACCTCGGAGGGCGCCGCGGGCGTCTCGGCTTTCGGCCCTATCGTCTCGGGATCTGAGGCCTCCGTCTCAGCTTCCCCGGCCTTTGGTTCAGGTTCGCCGGCTTTCGTCTCGCCTGAGGCCGCCTGGGCCTCCTGGAGCTGCTTCTTGACCCCTGCCAGTTCCCGCTCCAGCCTGGCGATCCCCTGCCTCGCGTTTCTCAGGGAGACGGAGAGGGCGGCCAGGTCCTCCTCCATCAGGACCCGAGAGTTCGAGACAATGGTGACCCGGGTCATGGCCCGGTCCCGGACCTCCTCGCACGATGGCGGCCTTTGCTGCCCCAGGGAGGGCGTCCCTACCAGGAGCAGGATCGCCGCCCAGAAAATGATCCAGCCCGGTCTCTTCTTCATCAGTTCACCGATCGGCTCAGCTCGTACCAGCTCGTACCATCGGAGAGCAGGGTCAGGGTCGTGTCGTCCGCGCCCACGAAGGCCGCGCTCAGGTCCACGGTGTCCGCCGTGTGGGCGTTGTCGTCCGTGATCGTGATATTGCCGTCCACGAACAGAAGGGTCAGAACCTGCCCGGCCTGTCCGCCCGTGATTGTCGTGACCGTGTTCCCGCCGCCGTCCCCGGTCATGGTCTGGAAGTTCGAGGTCGCCGCCCAGGTCGCCGCCGCCACGCCCAGGGTCAGGCCGTCGTCGTCGTGGCCCGAGGGCGATCGGTGCCGGACCCTGGTCCCCGCGAGGTCAATCACGCCCGGGTTGATCGCGCTGACCTGGACGGTCCCGTCGATCCCGCTCGCGTTCGCCTCGGCTCCGCCGTCGATGATCACGGCCCCGCCCGCTCCTCCGCCTGCCCCACCGTCGGCTCCGCCGCCGCCCGCCCTAAGGATCATGGTTGAACCTGAACCGCCGGCGACGCTGCCGCTCCCCGATCCCGTAGTGCCGACGAAGACGCTGAAGGCTCCCCCCGCGTCCGATCCTTCAGAACAGGAGACACAATCGCCGCCGTCGCCGGTGTTGATTGCGATCGAGTTCCCCTGGGTGTCGTTCGCCGCGTCCGGTGTCTCGATGGTCCGGCCCGCTCCCGCTTCCCAGGCGATGTTCGAGCTAAAGGTCACCGTCGTCCCGTCGTCCACGATGCTCGGCGTGTTGTTCACCTGGACCCCGGAGGCCTGGACCAGGCCCCACATCAGGGCGCCCGTTATCAGCCCGATCCCGATAAATTCAAGGAGTTTTTTGTTCATCGTGTCCCCTTAGTTGAAGGCCCTCACGACGATCGTGTTCGTCCCGCTCGCCGAGATCGCGCTGATCGAGCTGACCGCGTGGTCGTCGAACGATAATGACTCGCCGGGTTCGAGAACGTCGTCGCCCGCCGTGTCTCCCGCCGGGCAGACCGCCGTCCCGCCTATGTGGTCAATGCAGACCCCGTCGCCGTTAGTGGAGGGCGCCGAGATGAAGACCTTCTTCGATGTGAAGCCGAAGGCGAAGTTCTGGGAGACTGCCGCGATGGCCGTGTCGGTGATCGCGAAGAACTCGTCGCCCGAGGGCGCTTTATGCGTCTCCCCGAAGCGGTTCGTCGAGAACTGGATATAATCCGCGTCCGTGCCGGCGAGCTGGGTCCTGTCTTCGTTCCTGATCCCCAGGGTCGCCATGCCGGCCATGCCGCCGCCGCTCGCCGTGTCCTCGTTCTTGATGACCGCCCGGGCGTCTCCGACGACGGTGCTGAGGACTGGGTTCGTAAAATAGGCGCCGTCCGTCGAGTGGGCCTTCGGGACATAGTCGAGGTTGGCCGCGAGTCCGCTGAAGCCTGTGTTCACGACTCCCCAGTCCGGGATGCCCGCGTCTCCTGTCGCGTGAGGCGTGTCTTCGAGTTTACTGACTTGGATGCTCGTCAAGTAGGCCGTGCTGTGATGCTGAGTTGTTAGCACCTGAGTCAAGCTGGTCACGCCGATCAGCGAATAACGTAGATCTAGGCCCGTGATGGCGGTGGGTGTCGTGGCCGAGTTCCTGATGACTAATGCAGGAACACCCGCGTCACCGTCTGCATGGAGTACGCCCTCCGCCTTCCCGAGCTGGTTCCCTGTCGCGATCTCCCCGCTGAGCATCGGGATGCCGATCCCCTGCCCGAGAGATGTGACTCCGAAGGGCGTGTAATCTTTATCGCCCGCCGTGAAGGCCGTGAGGTCAGAGTTCTCGACTCCCAGGCTGAAGCTGCCCCGGTCCCCCGAGACGTGAGCCACGTCCTCCAGAGGGAGGGCTCCGATCTGGGTCGTCTGGTTCGCCGCGCTCGCATCGCCGCCGCCTCCGCCTCCTCCACCGCCTCCGCCCCTCGGGATGATCTGACCGAGTGCCGGCGCCGCCGTGAAGAGCACGAGCGCCACGATATAAGAGAGAAGTCTTGGTCCGTTCACTGTCTGCCTCCTATCTGGCCTTGAAGAACGACGCCTTGATCGCCGCGTCGAGCGTGACCCGGATCGCGCTGAAGTTGTCGATGGAATTGAGCCCGCAGATCGTGAAGCTGGTCCCGGCCTCGGCCAGGTGTCCCGAGCTCGATGTCGGCGTGGACCCGTCGACCCAGTATCGGATCTGATCGGTTTCGACTGTTACGACCGCGACCGCGGCGTTCCCCGCTGATTGTTTGATCGTGCCCTCGGTGAAGCCGATCGCCACGGTCGAGACGGTGATCTCTTCTTTGTCGAGCGGGTCGATCCCCTTCACATTGCCGACGATGCACTCCTGACTCCACGAGACGGACGAGAGCATCAGGGCGGCTACTAAAACGAAAAGAAAAAATATCTTGTTCATCAGGCAACCCTCCAACCGGAGAAAATTTTATGATGGTGTGCTGGGCTCTAGTTGCTCAGCGTCCAGGTAGGAGAGGCCTGGGTGTTCGTGTTCCGATAATGGTCTCCATTTGTCGAGTTGATATAGAGGGACCCGATCCCTGCCACGCCTGCCCCGGTTCCACTGGCTCCGTCGGATGGAGCTCCGGCGGCGGAGAAGAAGAGGACGTTCGTGTCGATAACCAGGCG